CTATAACAGCTGCAGGCGTTAATCCTAAATCCATACCAATAATAATAGGCCTCACACCATTTATAATTGGCTGTAAAGTTTGATCTGCCATGTGGTAGTCAGGTCTGAAATACTTATACACAGGTTGTCCTGCAGTACTTAGTCCATATTCACCATCAATGTATACACGGATATATTCATCTGATCTACCTTGCGTGTCGTAGTATCCTTCAGGTAGATTCTCAATGTTTTCTGCATCTTGACTTCTACCTGATGGCTGCTTGAATACGTCCCACCCATTATCATTCGGACTAACTCCATCCGTAGAGTCAAGATGTTCCATTTGATAATACCACCACGTATCCATAGTGGGAGGGTTAGTGTCCCCCCACATCCCGAACCATGAAGGCCCCCCATCTTTTGCTGATGGGAAACGACCAATACGTTTTGACATAGCATCTACAATATCTGGGTTAATATCCCGACACTCGTTAAACCATGCAAACGTTAATTCTAATGAGTTCAGGTTAGCAACGTCATCCGAATCATCAAGTGCTCTGAACATTATCTCGCATTCTACATCCCCTACTTTTAAAAAATATGTCTTAGTTGTTCTCATATAATTACCACACACACCCGGTGGAAACCAATCATGAAATGTTTTAATTGTTGTATCTTGAAGCTGTCTTGCAGTCTCACGAACTATAGCCACCCTTGATTTTCTTATACCTTGCTTGTTAGGCTTTTGCATGGATGCTCGTCTGACTACCTCAAAACAAGACGCTACTGATTTACCAGAACCTACAGGTCCCATCAATACACGCATCTTACTGTCAGACATCATGAAGTCTTTGCATACTCTAGTCGGTGTGTAATCTATTTCCATAACTATACCGTTTTGTCTATTTGTTGGTAATTAACTAACAGCGTAACACAATACTTTGTTGGGTGCTTCTTAGATCTATCTATCTTAGCGTTGTAAGATAATCCCAAATCATATAGTGATGCAGTCAGTTCATTAAATTCATCTAAAGTATTGACAATAGCTACGGGCTGCCCCTTATACGTTTCTGTAAATCTATGGATTACTTTCGATAAGTTGAGATTCCTCTGTGCTTTCTCCAGCATCGATGACCCTTGTGGTATGCTCTTGCCCCCCAAGATTAATCGTAATTTTGACTCCGCCACTTGTTTCCTCCTGTTCTTTGTTAGATGTTTCTAATCCACCCCACTTAACTGTAGATTTAATTAGATCTGCTTTCACCGCAGCCGAAGTCTCTGGACTATGGATTAATGTCCAACTAGTCGTAAGTAACTCCTCTGCTTGTGCACGAGCTTTAAGCTTAAAGGTCATTCCTTTTTCTTTGATCTCAGTTCTGTATGACTCTACTTTCTTTAAGAATACTTTATCTTTGTTAAAAATTATTAAGTCATCTGCAGATATGTTGTGGCGTGTGCGAACCTCATCTAAAGATTCACCGCTGCCTTCTAACATAAGAGCTACATCAAATGCTAAACGGTCTGACCATTTCGTGTGTTTCAATGGAAGTGTGTCCATATCGGCAATCATTAAGGAAAATCAAAGGTTTGTCAACCAAAAGTCTGAAACTTTACACGTTGGTTTTTTTGGTCTTGTTATGAGAGGTTTACTTATATGGGGGGGTGGTTACATTTCGCAGTCCGACTACCCCCCCTGCCTTGTCATGTCATATGTCTAGCTATGGTTAGAGAATGTTTAATACTTTACATAGATGTCAGCTTAAACTTGACAGAAAAAAATTAATCATGCAAGGTGTAATCAAGCTCAAGGGGAGCTTATTAACAAACATAGGAGACAATATGTCTAAACTATACAACGGAGAAGTCAATATTAATATTGGTAACTCTAAAAACGGTAAGGTCGTAAGAGTTTACACCGACCTCAAACCAGGAATGGAAGTGTACTCAAATGAAAAAGGGAATGTCGAAGCTGGTCTTAAGAAAGCTCTCAAAGCTATCAAAGATAAGAAAGCGACAGGGTTGGATACCTACTCATTCTGGGTAGAGACTCTAACTCAGAAAGGGAAAGCTGTCTTGTGCTACCACAAAGCCATCAAAGGTAGAGTGCAAATCAAGAGGGAAGACCCTAACAGAGTACAAAGCTCTGACAGGGAAGACATCTAACAACCAAGTCCTCCTCCCGAAAGGGAGGGGGCAGGAGTAAAACATGAGTATATTTAAACACATCAAAGTACATTACTTTGATAAGAACAAACCTAAAGTAAAAACATTTGATAATGCATTAGAAGCTAACTTGTTTATCAAATTCCCACCGCAGGATGTAAGAATAGTTAGCTGGATCCCACTATCTAACTAACCAACAGACCTGAACATGTCTATAAACTGTTCATTCTTTTTATTTATTTTTTTAATTATATATATTGGCCATGGCTCGGGGGGTTATAGCTCGTCTTTAAGCCGACTGTAATCACGTTCTTAAAGCTGGAGTGTAAGGTTTAGCCTAAAGTTGACACTATCTACACTATCTAGGTAATACCTTACGCAGTCTTTAGGGTTTTATATACCCAAACCTTACATCACAAAGGTACCAACACGTTGATACGTAAGGCTTACAGCCATTCATGTAAGGTATTACTATCTAAACTATCTAGATTATCTATGTAAAGTAATGTCTTTGATACTATTTTTGTTTCTATTACGATATATAAGGTCTCGGGTGTTAAGACATTACCTAAAAAAAATTAGATAAACTAGATAGTTTAGGCTAACCTATTGATTCTTAAGGACTTATACTATCTAAGTTTACATGCCTACCTACGTTTACCCACTGTCTATTCTAGATACTTCGCATAAGCTGACATAGTAAACTTTACTACTGCCGAAAACTTGACAGAAAAAATTTCTCGGTGCAAGGTTTCCCCACGCTCAGGGATTTCCCCTTAGCGAGATTTATATAACCCTATTGGGTAGGAGTAAAGTATGAGTAAGATAGATGAGAATAACTTTTATGTGTGTATTAAACCTACAGTGCATAAAGGTGAGGACTCTTTAAAGATTGCTATATGTGATGATAGTGAGCCTAACAAGTACCATGTTAGTGAGTCTAAGAAATGCTATGATGATATGGTTGCTATGAGTAACCACCTTAAGTGTGGCTTAGTAACTTGGTCGCCTAAGAATGCTATGGGCTTTATACCTAAGATATCTTTAAACAGATATGGTAGTGCATTCATGATGTTGTCTAATGGGACATCAGGTAAGTCTGGTAAAGCCCCTGCTAAGGCGTTAAGTCTTAAAGATGTATTGGCTATCAAAGTCTAATACGTTCCCCTTGAGTTCCCCTAGTGATGTACTAGGGGAATTCTTTTATTCAATAACTATAAGAGAGGTAATATACCATGAGTAAGTGTGCTTTATGTAATGATGATATTAATCCTAAGAGAGTAGCTCTAGGTTATGATACATGCCTTAGGTGTGGTGAGGTAGAGGCTCGTAGGGTTAAGCATACAGTAGTTCCATTACATAAATCTAACTACATAGTAGTGAGTAATAAGAACGATCTTAAAGGTATTAACAACAAAGGTGGTAAGCATGGATAAACGTAATCGTAAGGTTATTGTTACCATGTGCAAAGGTGTATTGTGGTTTTATTCTAGATACAAATACTTAATGAGGACTAAAACAAATGCGTACCAAATCCTCGCCTTAATGAATATGCATAGTCTGGGAGTACACAAGGGCTATGTATGGGTAGGTGTAACCTAGGATATGCACCTACCTTAATGAATTGCTAGCATGGGGCTAGTACAACGAGCCTATGTACGAGATGGCATAGGCTCAACATATAGGAGTAAACTATGAAAGCTAATGAGCTAATAACTACTATCAAGGCATTGTTTCCACTTAAGAGGACACTTTGTGTTGAGGGTAGCCCAGGTGGTGGTAAGACTACCATTGTTAGAGATGTGGCTAAAGAGTTAGGTGTTGGTTACATTGAGTTACACCTACCGACCATGTTGGTAGAAGACTTCGGTGTGCTGTATCCTAAAGCTGACAGCAACAAGTTGGAATACAAGCTACCTGATTGGTTTCCATCAGAAGATAGGACTGACATACCTGATGAGGGTATCTTGTGCTTTGATGACAGAAACCAAGCGAGTGCTGATATTCAAAAGGTCTTAGCAAACGTATGCCAAGCTAGAACATTGCATGGTGCAAAGCTTAAGGATGGTTGGCATGTGATATCTACAGGTAACAGACAGAAAGATAGAGCTGGTGCTAACAGGGTGCTATCTCATCTACGAAATCGTGAGACTGTAGTTGAGCTTGAGACTAACCTAGATGAATGGGTTAAGTGGGCATTGATGAATGATGTTAAGCAATCTGTTGTGTCGTTCTTGCAGTTCAGACCAAACCTATTGCATGATTTTGATCCTCAGAGGGAACAGAATCCATCACCTCGTTCATGGGTAGAGGGTGTATCTGACATCATTGGTGTTATACCAAATGATATTGCTGAGCAACAAGCAATCATGGGTGCAGTTGGTGAGGGTGCTGGTGCTGAGTTTATCAGTTTCCTAGACATTCAGTCTAACATACCTAGCCCTGACAGAGTGTTTGAGAATCCTCAGACAGCACCAATACCTGAGGAAACTAGTCATCTGTATGCATACTGTGGTGCAGTGGCTTACCAAGCTGACAAGAATATTGACAACCTTATCAAGTACTGTCGAAGACTATCTAGCGACACAGTAGGTAAGGCTGAGTTCTCTATCCTGACAGTCAAGCTAGCAGTTAACAAGTTCGGTACTAAGCTACAAGGTCAAGAGTTTTCCAAGTGGTGTGTCGAGAATGCTCAGTATCTAAACTAATGGGTTATCGTAGCGAAGTGTTGTGTGCTATAGGATTTCCCACTAGGGATAAACTTGTAGAGTACATGACACTACATAGACTCAAAGATTATCCACATGATACTAGGATACTGATAGATGAGTTCATATCTAAGGCTAAGATTATTGAGGGTGATGGTCATGCTGTTGCATTCCACCAATATAATGATATCAAGTGGTATACAAACTATGAAGACATACAGTTTATATCGCAGTTCATAACAGGTGCATGTGAGCATGATAACCAAGCTGTAGGTAAGATAGTAAGGATAGGTGATGAACAAAGCGATATTGAAAATGATACATATGACCAAGTACCAAGTGATGGTAGTCATGATGTATATGACGCTTTGGATAGTCTATTTTACCCTGTGTCATATGTGTGTATAGACATACCAGAGGGTGAGTTACAACAATTAAAAACTATAGGAGAGTTACATGAAACTAAGTGATAAGGCATTGCTAGTGCAACTTAATGTATCACAGTGGACAGCTCGTAAGTTAGATAAGAATGCTACATCTCAAGTAGCAATAGCTAACAACACAGGCAACCATGCTGG